GTCAATACGGGAGCCACACAAGGTCAATGACCTTGTCACCCAAAGTGGGTAGCGTGGTCACCGTATCTCTCTCCATCCGATAATTAAATCGGTCACGCCCTTAATAGGGAGTGGTCCACCTCGGCTTGATGTCGACGGCGCGAGGGCGTCCAGAACGCTCTAAGTGTTTCCTGTCGGCAGATGGCAAACTGCCGCGCTTAAGGAAAAACTTAAGCAAGGCATCTTGACCGTCAATCGAGTTGATTGGCAGCCGAGACTTTACCACATTGGCCTTAACCAGGGGCCGATGTAGCATATCGCATTCCCTGTCGGCTTTCCAGCCGAGAGAGCAGATGCGGCCTAGCGCGGATGAAGTAGACTCGACATTTGGGAAGTACTTAAGTACTTTCCCCAAAGTTGAGTCCATATACTGAGCACCAGACCAAAGACCAGCATTGTAAAACTGGTTTCTGGTGGCAACCCAGGATATGCATCCTTTTGCGTCCCGTCTGCTGTCTGGAGCTTCTTGTCGGACCTTAATGACAGTAATGTCATGGCCTTCAAAAAACTCCATCCCGCAAGACTCCCTGAACCTTCCGGTCCAGAAGGACTTGCTGGAGCCAACTCTTGCGTTAAAACGCTCGAGCTGATCGACAACAGATGGCACATAATCTACGGGGATGATAATATCGTCTCCATAGATGCGCACCTGACCACAAAACTGACTTATGTCAGCTTGTGATCTGAACTGGGTGTTAAGCTCTTTCTCAATCCCGAGGAAAACCATAGCCAAAAAGGCCATAGCCTCGACGGGAAAAGTAAGAGCTGAACCCATCGACGCGAACTTGGACAGGGATATAATACCATGTCCAGGTACATCGGCGCGTTGAGAGCGACACGCAAGAATAGCCCCAAGCAAATGAGGGTGGTTCTTGAACATCGCTTCAGCGAGTCGAACAGAAACCCGATCGGAAGCATCGCTAAGATCTAGCGTTGCAAGACTCCCATTAAAACGGGAGCCTAAACGGGCCATACTCTGGTTAGGAGTCTGGTCCGTAAAACCGATCATGGGGGCGAGATAACTCGCCTCCAATCTAGGAACGATTGCCTCGAGCAACGCTTGCTGCATATATTGCATGCAAGTCGGCTCAATAGCAATAATTCTTGGGGTTTTTAGCGTCTTAGGCACAGAGATAACCTTAACAGGCATCTCCGCATCGGGTTCGAGCCATGAGACAGTCTCATATTCATCAAGAAAATGAGACGGAGAGGCGAAGAGATTTTCCCCAGCAGGGAAATATCTCTCCAGTCTCTCAGTCCAAACGCGATTCGTATACTTACGATTACCGTAGAGTTTATCTGCGGTAGCGCCTGGACCATGTCTCGGAACTAGTCGACCGTGGTAGACATCACTGTCCACTTCGGTCATACTAGACCGGAAAAGCAAGGAACTCATCCTATGAAAATCATCTATCGATGACTGATCAATGGACTCGTTCCAAGCTTTCACTTGGCTCTCACACTCTACAAACGAAGACATCGCTGAAGCTACACGTGCATCACTGCATGGTAGTTCCAGTTTACTGAACATCAGAGTTAACTGATGAACAGCAAATATTGCTTCGATGTCAGGGTCTGCGAGTAACACACCAGTGCTAGGGTTGAAAATACGCTGAAGGAAACCCCCAAGAAATAAGGGGAGACCTGCTCGTCCTCGGCGAAAGCCAGGGAATGAGTCGTCAGCTAGTATCCCTTGATCAAGGAACGTTCTAAATTCCTTGCCGAAGGATGCAAGGGTTATCGTCAAGAACGATAGCCCCTCCTTTTCAACCCGACCTTGGACACATTTTATGTCCATGGTGGCGCTAGTGCAACATCGATTAGCAAAATCAATTGCTAATCTTTCCCAGAGTGATATCAGGCTCTTAATGATTTCCTCCTTAGTATTGGGGGTAAATCGTCCTGAGCCTAACAGCCATTGGGCACGCCATAACGATCGGAACAATCAACTAAAATTGTCCGAGAGCATATAGCGCAATTGCGAGGCCGCCGAGAACGATGGTAAGAAATGCCATCGATCCGACGATCCACATAGGGACAAGATCGTCTCTATGCAAGATATCCTCCTTTCGAATCAAGAAAGGATGACCTTTAATGAAAAAGGTCCGAGTCCGTTCTCCCTCTTGAATGGTCAGTCTAAGACTGGCCACCCAGGAGAGCTTTCCACACTTTGGATTCTGACGCGTCACCGAGTTCATCGAGCCCGGTGAGAAGCGCCAGAGCCTCCGTGTTGGAGAATCCTTCCACAGGACGATCGAAGACGATGTAACAAGACATCGAAACTTCTTTGTTCTGCGTTGGGATGAACGGATCCGCGGAGATCTTCCGCAAGTCGACCCGGATCTGATTTCGCTTCCGTCCAGCAGAAGTCTGCTGGTTGGTCAGCGTCATCTGAATCAGTCCATCTTCACTCGTGTACTTGGACGAGCCACCTTCGCTGAAAGTGCGAGGGAGACTAGTCGTCGTACCTGAGATTTTGATGGACTGAGGATCGGCCAATGCCATTAGGCACACTCTTTTCTGAGAGCATATGCTCTCTATTGTGGTTGCGGTGTATTCCGCAGCTACAGAAGGGTTATCCCTAATGCAGCGGCTATGAGGACTTGCTCGGTTGACATATCCGAGAAAGATACCCCAAATCCAAATGGGTTTGCAGCCCTACGTACCTTCGTCGTCCGATACTTTCGGATAGACTTAGGCGCAGGGACTTTGCTCCAGGCGGAGCTAGCCATGGACATTTCGACATAGGAAGTTTTTTCTTCCATGACGAAGCCATAGCGCAAAACCTGGCCAGCCCTGACGTAATTACTGATGTTGTTTATAACATCACCAGTATTACTGAACCAGTCGACTGCCCAACTCCATGGGGTAAGATTCCATAGGAGCGAAGGATTCAAAGAGGCGCCGTATACAACATCGGCTTGGGAACCATACCCTAATGCTCTTCGCCAAGAGTCACTTTGGCTAGGAACATCATAGGTAAAGGCTCCCTCAAACCACTTTCGAACCGTGCTCCCACTGGTAATGGTAATCTTACCTGGCGGACGTTCACCAAACAGGGTGGCAGAAACGCCACACACGGTATTAATACCCGTGAACTCCTGAATGGTGGATTCCGTCTTCTCTATTGGATAACGGAAGGACCGACGAACGTTGCGTCCAGCATCACGATGGTATTGATTCATAACATCGCGTTGCTTTCTGACGGTAGAAGAGAATCCCTTCACTTCACCGACAAGAGGATCCCAACCGAAAACTTTGTTGAGATACTCGGACCCAGCCGCTTTGGCAAGAGCAGTACGCTTTTGCCAAGTCTGAATGCCAGGGAGAGCTGGAAGGCCCTCTCTGTACAATTCAGATACGCCGGTACCTACCTCGCTCGCCGGATTAACCGGAGAGCAACGGGAAATGGCAGTAGCTCCTACGGGATCCAAATCCGAAGTGTCTTTAGGACGCTTCGGAATGGAGACTGCAGAGAACGCTTCCATTGCCGTTTTGGGGAAAAGGATAGGAGCCGAAGATGCTTTTATACCTTCGACAACCACACCTTTAGAATTCTTACGGGTGATATTGCAGGAAAAATGACCTGCACTGATATCATCCTCGAATTTTTCCGTGAAAAACGGACCCCCCTCCCGAATTCCAGTTTTTGGATTTCGGGGGTGACCTTCCGATTCAGTTAACTGAATCCCATTACCGGAAGTGATTTTCGTCGGAGTAGCAAGCGGCGTATAAGAGCCAAGTTCTGAACTCTTATACATAACGCAGGAAGCGCCATAGTCCTTCGACTTTGGCACTAACTTGCGTTGCTTGGTATTCATCAGAAAATCCTTTCGGAATGGAATAGAGGGAGTCACTCTTTGATCATAGATCAAATGTAGATTACTCTACAGGTGGAATGCACTGCGCGGCCAACCCTGATTAGGG